GGCCATCATTCTCCGCCTTCTTGAACTCCCGGATGATGAATTGTTCATCGACTGATGCGTTTAAATTGGGGTTGCTAACATAGAACATCTTCGGGTCCAGATGCTTCTTCTCTTTCAGGATGGAATCGGGAAATTCGTAAATGACAGGCAGAAAATGCGGGTCATCGATCTTGCCGTCACGGACGCCCCGGGCATAGTCCAGTTTTTGCTTGAATACGCCCGCCGGGGCTTCATCTGACTGCGTGGACAGGTAGATAATAAAGCCCTCTGGACGGGATGCCAGCCCGCCCGTTGCCTCCCGGAGCATGTTCTCCGCATTCGGGCGCTTGCCAAAGAGCCATAATTCATCGATCAATATCCCCGTTGCCTTCTTGCCGCCGACGGTCTCATTATCCGCCGCAACAACTTTCAAGACGGCGCCGGTTGTCCTGTGCGTGATTTGACGGTAGTGCTCCTGCACCAGCATCAAATCTGAAAGCTCAGGATCGGCCCGCACCATGTCACGGGCGGGTAGGAATGAGTTCGACGCGATTTCGATTGTAGGAGAGAGGATCAGAAATTCAGCCGACTCGCGCCAGTTGCGAATCAAACAGGTAAGCATCAAGGCGGCTGCCAGGGTGCTCTTGCTATTTTTCTTTGCCACAAAAAGGAAGTATTCGGAGATAAGCCGCCGCCCGGATTCCTTGTCATACGATCCGAAAACGGCACTCACGAAGTCAAATATCCATTGACGGCCCGCCTCCCCCAATGTTGGCTTATTGAGCACGTCCACAAGGCGCAGTATTTTGAATATGGAAAGCCCCTCATCGGCCTCTTGCGAAAATATGGGAGGAGGGATAAGCGATTCACGGTTAATTATTTTTGATTCCCATGATGGGCAAGCAGTGCTCCACACCGGTTGACTCATAATATCTTATGCCCCTTTGAGAGATTATCCCTGGCCCATAATGGTTGTAGGTTAGAAAGCGACCAGCATTCCTTAAAGGCCGGATCATCTGTGCTTTGTGGCTTGAAATAATTTATAGGGATTTTATGATCCAAATGAATTTCACCCTTTAAAAATTTATCCCAAGTCATTCCTTCAGAAAACTGGCTCTCGATATGCTGCCGCAATTCGTCCACCGTAAAGCCAAGGATGTCTTTCATTTTCCCGTCTTTCTTTTTATTGAATCGCAGTGTTCTCCGTATCAATGCACCTACCCGGTGAGTAAGAGTGTAAGAAAGGTCGCTGCCATACAATCTATGGAATCTTTCTCTCGCTCCCGGCCTTCTCTTTTCGTTCAATATATCCCTGTTTTCATCCCGGTTTGCTTGCATCCGCCTTAGATTTCTATCGCGATTTTTCCAGTGCCGTTCTATTGCCCATGCGCGTTGCTTTTCTACGGTCCTGGCATAATATTCACGGTGTTCAGCCAGTAAACGATCTTTGTTTTTGGCATAGAACTCCCTCTTTTTGGCTGTTATCTCCTCATTGCGGGCGGCATTGTCCTTTGCCCGGCAAGTCCTACACACCGAACGCCTTCCGTCTGGTGACCGCTTGTAGGCATGATAAAACTCGGCTGTTGCTGGTTTAAATTCACCACATTTTGTGCATTTCTTAAATATCCCTGACCGTTCAACCGTTTTCCGTGTCTTTCTTAATGAGTTTCCGTTCCCGGTCCCAATAGGGAGACTTACACTTTGGACACACTCTAACGGCTGCTGCATTTTTGCTTGCCCATTCATGGTTGCACCTCTTGCACTTCAAGATTTTTATTGGCATATTTATACCCCTTTCTTGACTGCAAGTATAATACTAATAATAATATATTGTCAAGGTTTATTTTCTCCACCCACCACCTTCAACGTCGGGGGCTTCCCAGCCGCAAACTTACCCGCGCCCGCCCGCCGCGCCGCCTCGTTTTTCTCGTCCTTCTTGCCCTGCTTCTCCCCTACCCGCGCCGTTGTGTAGGGCAGTAGCGCAATAGCCATCCGGGCATATCAACAATGCGTAGCGCGCTAAATACCTCCCATGCTCTGTCCGCATAGTCTGGAAACAGCGGCGGGAAGGTGATTAGGGATTCACCGGCGATGACGCGGCGTTCCCAGTCTGGACAGGCGGTACTCAAGTTCATGTTTTCACCCATTTCCCATCTACAATTTTACCCAACCTTCCGTTTTCTCGCTCTAAATGATCTTCAATTAATTGCTCGAAAACGGGGCTTAAATCCCTTTCATCGGCATACGGACATTCTTCGGACATAATAATCGTAAGTGCATCATAATGGCCCTGGCTTAAACTGATTTTAAATTTTTTCATTTCCCCACCACCTTCAGAGTCGGCGGCGCACTCGGGCGGAACCGGCCTTCACCGGCAGCCTTCGCACGCTCCGCCTTCTCGTCCTTCTTGCCGGTTCCTGCCTCACCTTTGCGTGCATGGACGAACGGAGCCGCCGCGATTGCCATCCGGTCGCGCCTGTCCTTCTCAACAGTCGGATCGTTCATCACCCGAAGCATGTATGTCAAAGGATCAAGGTTCTCTGCTGCCGCTTCGTCCTTTATGTCATTCGGGATGCCCTTCGGAGCTTTCGGCTTCCGGCTTCCCCTCGGTGCATACTTCGTCCCTTTCGGCGGGCCGCTGCCCGGCCTATAACCCCCGCGTGCCATCTCCAATCCCCCCCGCTTCGACCTCAATCAAGACCATATTGTTTTTCCATTTCAAGACGTTGACATCCTCAGGAATGAGCGAATTGTCAATGTCCACCGTTACCCTAACGCATTCATCCGCCGTCGTTTGAACCTTCACCACTTGCCCCCTTACCTGTTCCATTTTTAGCCTCCTAAAGTTCAAAACCGGAAATTAATTGTCCGCATAGCTCCGGACGCGATTTCCCGGCCTTCAGCTTTCCAAAGATTTAACCCGCCCCTCCCCGCTCGCGTTCCTCCTGTTCTGTTTTCGCACGGTGGCAATCCTTACATAGCCACCACCGATTTTCATCTGATTCACACCCTCCCATATGCAATGGCGTCTTATGATCGACCTCTCCATCATGGGGACCAGTCACCCTATGGCACATCCGGCAGGTGTACTCATCCCTCAGCCCTATCCGTTCCCGGATCTTCCGGAGCTTCCCACCCCTGATCCTCTCGACAGCGACAGGTGCGCCGCTCCGCGTGTCCAGCGTCATAACCTTGCGCTCTATGGATGCCAGCTTGCTCATGTTCTCTTCCTCCGACCGCCCCCCCCGTCACCTCGTCCTCCCGTTCCGAATCCGCGACGCGATGAGCGTCAGCACACCGGCCGCGGCGAGGCACAGCCAGAACCCGGCGCCCATGTTGTCGATATAGTCTGCTGCCATCCTGATAGGCGCGCCGAGATAGTCCATGATGAACCGCCATAAACCATAGAGCGCGAAGGTAAGCATGAGCATACCGGATAGTAGGTTACGGGGCTTCATATAACCTCACGTATCTCATCAATGACGGCATCCGGGCATGAAACCAAAACCCATGTCGGCACACGGATGATTTTGTAGCCCATGCGCCTCAGATACCTGTCTCGCTTTTCATCGTAGATTTTGTTATGTTGTGGACCGTCAATCTCGACGATGATTTCCCCTTTGATGAGATAGTCGGCGCGATAAGGTCCTATCTTTACTTGGAATTTGAAAGGAATCCCATGACTGCTAAGAGATTCATAAAAGATCATTTCGATCTTGCTGTCCGCTTTTTCCAATGCCTCAAGGTTAAAGCATTCCCTAAAGCTCTTTGGTTCATTCTGTCTCGCGTAATACTGTAATGATTTTATGCGGATTTGGTTCTGATACGCCGACACGATCTCGATTTTCGTGCATCCATCTGCAGCCATCTTTTCAATCATTGGCGTAAAAGACTCTATGACACTACTGTGTAGTTTTTTCGTAATCTCTTGCATTATAGTTACCATCCTCAACGGCAATAATCTTTTGGCAATATCCCCATGGATCTTTTGGCTTTGCTATGTAGCAGCGTGTTAGGACATGCAGCACTCCTCTGCCGTTGCTCTTTTTCTTGATCGCCTTGTTTTTAAATGCGTGTACTTCCGGGAATATCTTTTCCTCATAGAGCCTTGCACATACCTGCTGGATGTACTCTTCTATTTTTGGATCGGATGATTCCTGGATTTCTTCTTTGGAGGGTAAAATGAAGGGCGCGTCAGCGGGCCTTATATTCTCTTCTCTTAACTTCTCTTCTCTTATATTAGGGTGGAGTTCTGCCGGACCTACTCCGGACTTACTCCGGACCTTTGACGGTTGTGGTGCGGGGATTTTTGACGGTGCCTCTCTATCCTTGCGTAAATTCTTTTGATTTTCCTCAAACCTTGTTATTTCGAGAAACTGTTTTGCTTCTTCGTCTGCCGAATAGAGGATAATCAGTCCGATTTTGTGCAGTTCCTGGAGCACACTGTTGATAACTCCCGGTGTGATGTGGTCCAGGAGAGGGGCAATGTCCGCTTTCAGGAGACGCGGATCTGCCTCCATCCGACCCTCAACATCGGTATATGGAATCAACCATGAATAGATCATCCTGGCCGTATCCGACGACAGGGCGGCGATCTTATTCGACCGCGTCACCCTCTTTGACAGCATCCTCCCGTCAGCCATAACCCTACCTCAATAAAAACCTGTCTTGCAGCCCGAGCCCCTCGATCACGTCGTCCACGGAGCGGGCCACGAAGGCCAGCCCACCTGCCTTATTGATCCTGTCGATAAACTCTTTTTGGTAGTCTGACACAATGCCTTTTTCCGCTTTGATTTCAATGCCTACGAGCCGACCCTTAAAGCAGCATATCAGGTCGGGGACACCGGGGGTTGACATCGGCCCTCCCCATACTTTCCAGTGGAAGATGCCGAGACTTCGAAGCAGTTGCCGGATCGCTCTCGTGAGCTGTGCTTCCGCCGTCGGCGGCTTCCTCTGCCATCGCATCAGATCGCCCCCGCGTACAGCACCAACTCTTCAGCATTACGGCCGACCTCCATGTAGTGCCCGTTGTATGATCGCTGGTTGTCGGATGAAGGAACGGCCCTAAAGTTCATTCCCGTGCGCCTCCCATCCTTCCCGGGGATTGCGACAAAACATTTCCAGCTTCGCGCCGTCATACATGGATTCGATGATCCCATAGACGATTTCCGGCTTTCGGCTATGGACAGGCCCACGGTCCGCCTCAAAGCAGGAATCAGGTCTGACATTCGGGTGGGGAGTATTTGCCCGCGTGCCGATTAAAAGCAGCTCATGTTTGGATTGCAGGAACCATCCCTTGCCCCGGCCCTTGTCCTTGATCCATGCCATGTTGGTTTTGTATTCAAAGCCCCAGGCGCTCATCACTTTGAGCGCATCCGGCAGCATCGGGTTCGTTGCCCAAAGGAATAGGACTGTTTCGGGGGTTGCCCACTTCTCGACCTGTTCCGACATCTTGCAGATGTCCTCGGTGGGCATGGTGGCATACTGCGATTCGGCAGATTCATTGAAACCGGAATTGCTGTATTGCCAGGGCGGATCGGCGTAAATTACGGCAAACTTTCCGGTTGGCATCTTGGCGATCAAATCCTTGCGTTGCTCTTTCCGCTCCTCCGTTTTGATGAGCGTGTAAACCTTTGTCGCCGTCATTTTCCCTGATTCGATGTCCGCGATCCGTTCGGGGGCTTCGCGTTCGATTGCCTTGACGGTTCGGATCATCCTTTCCGAGACGTTGAACAGAACAGCGGCTTCCGGCTGGGAAATTTCAACCGGCATATTTGCCGCTTGATCGGATCTCCTATCGCCACCATGAGACATATTCGCCACCCTCGCCGCAACAACGGCCCGCTGGGATTCGTCAAGGTGACGGCGGTGAAGGTTCAAGCTGATGATGGACCGGAAAGGATCGTCCCCGGTATAGTTCACAAAGTCTGGTTCTTTTCCTGCAATGCGGCACGCTTCGTAGCGGTTGCGCCCGTCAAGGATCTTGCCATCATGCAGTATGATGGGATTTTGTAAGCCGTTCGTCTTTATGTCATCGGCAAGCACGGCCATTTCTTTTTCGGTCATCATTGGAAAGATGCTTGCCAATTCGTGATGCTGAAGTGCGTTCATCCTGCCCCCTGTAACCGTTGTCCCTCTATGGACATCTAAAGGCAAAATAATATTAAATAATGTCACCTTGTGGACACTTTAAGCCAAAAAAAACTATTTCTTGCGTTGCAGTTCAATTTGCTGTTTCACAATGTTGACGAGTTCCGGGTAGTCAACAAGCCCGTCGATGATGTCCGAATGTGCGGCCACCCAACTGTCACGCCGCAGAGCCTTGACTTGCTCAGGCGTGAATTTCTTTTTTGTCCTCTGCTCAATGTCGTCTTGTTTCAATCCAAGTCCCTCCATCAGTTTTTCCATATACAGACCGGTTATGAAACGAGTCTTGCCAAACTCATAATACCGTTGTCGCGGAATCTTGCACTCGCGCATGAAATGTAGATCGGTCCATCCCCTGGAGGCCGCTTCGCTCCTGAGAAAATCCCAATATTCGTTAAAGTCGATTGTTTTTTTCATGGATGCCATGGCTGCATGATAGCACATCTAAAGGCGGTGTCAAGGAAAATAATGTCCACCATGGTGCAGAATAATGCTTGACAAGTGTCCACGGTGGTGCTATCCTATCCCCGAAGCTCATTGATAACCCGAACACGCCCGGTCGCCGCAATGATCCGCGAGCCCTTGCAGAGGGGGCCAGTGATCGCACAGGCCGGAAACGGGGCGCACCGTGCGGGGCCACAGAGCCACCGACGGACGTTAGGGTTGAAGGAATAGCGTTTAATAGGTTTGGCCGTAATAGCCATCTGAAAACGGCGGGCTTGTATTCGGTGGCCCGGTCTCAGGATCACTCGGTCCGTGGGTAAAGGGGCCGGGCCGCTAATTGAAGGGAGGACGCCATGATCGCACTGGCCGAGAGCATGATCCTGATCGCCGTGATGGTTTTAACCGTATGCGTGATCCACGTCATAAGGAGGCTTTGGACATGGAAGGAATAGACTTTCGCAACAGCTCCATTCGGTATGTCGTCCTTGCCGGGGATGCGCCCAGGGAGAACCACGAGGACGCGACGATCCGGCTGCTGATCCAGCGGGAGAGGCGGCGGGGGATCGAGGAACGGAAGAGCTTGATCTACATTCCAGGGAGGGCGTGATGTCCGATTTCTGGTGGGGCTTTCTGGCGGGGCTTTTAATCGGGGCAAACGTGGCCCTCTTCGTCCTGGCCCTGCTGATGGCGGCAAGGGGGGAGCAATGAGAGACCGTTACTGGATGATCGGGAATGCCGTTGATACCATCCTGGAATCGCGTGGCAGAGAGAGGGCTTTGGAGAGAATAGACGAGGCACAGGACAATCTCGCCTATCTGCAAGCAAGGCGGCAATACCACATGACGTATGACAAGGCCGATGCTCTGGAGTCGGAGATAAACGATGCACAAAGGGAACTGGATCGGGCGAAACAGGCGCTTGTTGAGGATTATGGGGAGGTGGGGCCATGAGCATCAAGTATAGGATCATCAGGGTGGTGATAGCGTGGATCATGCGGATTGATCCGTACATCCTGCGGGATTACGTTGTGCCGGAGGGGGCGCACATCCACCGGAACCCTAAGAAGAGGAAGGCGAAAGCGTACCCGGTAGCGGGAGAATAGGGAGGAAGAGATGAACGATCTTGAGGTTATCGAAACACAGGCAGAAACGGGGCTCACGCCGATCACGGATGAAACGCTGATCTCGCTGGCAGAACAGGCCGAACGGCGCATTGACGCCATGAACAAGATCAAGCGCGTGGCGATCAAGCTCACGAACAAACACGACTGGACGAATCAGGGGGGCAAGCCCTATCTCCAGGTGTCCGGGGCTGAGAAGATCGCCCGGATGTTCGGAATCTCTTGGCGGATCTCCGAGCCGATCCGGGAGGATATGGAGGGCGGCCATTTTTCATACACATACAAGGGAAATTTTAGTCTTGCCGGTGCGACTATCGAGGCCATCGGGACGCGATCAAGCAAGGATGGGTTTTTCAAAAAGTATTCTGGCAAGGGTGATGATCGGGTAGAGCTTCCGGCTTCGGAAATTGACCGTGGCGACGTCAAGAAGTCTGCATATACCAACTGTATAGGCAACGGAATCACCCGCCTCCTGGGCATCAGGAACCTCACTTATGAGGATCTCCAGGAGTTCGCCGGGATCACGCCCGACATGATCGGAAAAGTCGATTACAAAAAGAAGGGCAAGGCCGACGCCGGGATCGCATCGGAAGAGGCGCAGGAAATCTCCACCGCCGTCGAGGATGTGCGGAAGAAGGAGGGTAAATCTAAATCCGGGAAAGCCTATGTCAAATACACCGTCAAGGCTGGCGGCGTGGACTATGGCACATTCAGCGAGTCCATCGCAAAGGTGGCGAAAGAGGCGAAAGAGGCTTGCCGCCCGGTGAAGATTCGCTTTGTCACCACCAATTTCGGGGCCGACATTGAGAGCCTTGTCTTTGCCGATGATGGGCCGGATGCGGACGTCCCGGAGGAGAAAGGAGATCTGATATGATCGTCGAGAAGGTGCTTGAAAGCAAGGCCCGGAAGATAAAACAGTATCCGGTGAACAGTAACCGCGCCTCGGATCTCGGCATCCCCTGTGTCCGGTATCACGTCCTGAACCGCACCCGCTGGCAAGAAAAGAGCCTTCATGATGTCGGTCTCCAGATGGTTTTCGACATGGGAAACGAGATCGAGGAGATCGTCTTGAAGGAGCTGGCCGAGGCCGGGGTGAAGGTGATCGAACAACAGCGCTCGTTTCAATGGAAGGAATACGGGATCACGGGACATATAGACGGGATGATCCTACATGAGGACAAGGCCGTTCCGATGGAAATCAAGTCCTGCTCCCCGTTTGTATTCAAGGCAATCAACGGGATCGACGACTTGAAGCGGGGCAAATACGGCTATCTCCGCAAGTATCCGACACAGCTTAATCTATACCTACTCATGGACAACAAGGAGAAGGGCGTCTTTCTATTCAAGGACAAGGTTTCCGGGGCCATAAAAGAGGTCTGGATGGACATTGACTATGAACTTGGCGAGGAAACCCTGAAACGCGCCGAAGCCGTCAATGCCCACGTCACCGCCGGAACACTCCCCGAACCGATCAACGATAATCTGTGGTGCGATGGTTGCGCCTACGCTCACATCTGCTTACCGGAGCACATCGGAAAGGAGGTGGAGATAGACACCGGGGAACTGGCGACCATGCTTGACCGATTGGAAGAGCTGAAACCCATCGTGAAGGAATACGAAGAGATTGACGACCAGGTGAAGAAGGCCGTTGAGGGCCGGGAAAAGATCTTGGCCGGGAACTGGCTGATCCTCGGCAAATATATGGAGCGCAAAACCTATGACATCCCGCAGGAGATCAAGGCGCAATATGAAAAGATCACAAAATTCTGGAGAAGAAGCGTCCGCCGCGCCGCCTGACCGCCCCACCATGCGCCGGGGGAAGTGTCCCCGCTGGCCGGAGGATTGGATATTCAAGGACTACTGTCAGAAGTGCGGGAGGTGTGATGGAAAACGAATGGACTGAGCGGATTAAGGAGCTGGAGGCCGAGCGCGACGCAGACCGGAAACGGGAATACGGCTACTCCCAGCAGACCGTGGATGCGCTGACTGCCGAAAGGGATAAGCTGGAGGCTGAGAACAAGCGGCTGAGGGAGCTTGTTGACGGGGCAAGGGTGATCGTTGAGGTATTCCAATGGAGTACTCCGGCGCAAGAGAGATGGAGGGAGGAGTGGTTAAAGAAAGCGGCGAAAGTACTAAGGGAGGCCAGCGATGAATGATTTAATTTGGCAGTTGTATCAATTCGTCGGTCTAATGATCGCCAGACTATATCAAAAATATGATGCAGGATGGCAGGGATGGGAAAACATTGAAGAAGAAGATTACGTCCGCAGGGCAATGAAAAACGTGGAAGAAGGCGATTTGGTGGATGCAGCAAATCTCTGTATGCTCGCATATTACGCCAGAGAGCAAGCCCTGAAGGAGGCAAGCCATGAATGACGTTAACAAGAGGCTGTGCGAGCTGCTGGGCTGTGATGTTCCGTGGATTTTCCAGAGGTATTTTGTAACATATTGAAATCACGGCTACCGCATTTCTACCGCAAAAATACGGTTATTCATCATCCGGTGCATACCGACCGTAAACTTTCCATGGGGGATTGTGGGCTTTGGTATAGAGGTTAAACTCTTTCGGTGTTGGACTCGGGTTAATTTCCAGCCACGCCTTGTACTCAGGGTCCACCAAGGCAATAGCCCTGCTCACCGCCTCGCTGCAAAAGTCGTATTTGCCCAGGTTGAGATGGATGCCTACCCTCTCCAGCAGTTCTCCAACGAGCCCCACGACATCATAGAGCCGCCGATACCAGGGCAGTTCGAGCCTTGAAAAGATGGATTCCATCATTATTTTTCTCTGTTCCGG